AAATTATTAGAAACTATTTCGGACAGGTTTGACAATACAATTAATAAAATTACAATAGGTTATAATTTTAAAATTCCTAAAAAATATATACTTTAATATTAACAGTTTTTTTTATTAAATATAATATTTTCTAATAATATTATATATAATATGTCAGAGTTAAGTTTTACACGAGGTAAGCGAATTGCAGTTGTTGAAAATTCCAATATTAAAGCCGAAAACGGAACTGAAATTTTTTTATATCATTCGGATCATAAATGTTGTTTAGATTGTTCGGATAAATGCAAAAAAGGCAAGAAATGTTGCGATCAATGCGCTATAATTACTTATCATAATAAAATACACGGAGGAGAAGACGAAGTTGATTTATCAAGATTAAAAAAAATAATGACGGCTTTTCAAAATAAAAACATAAAATTAAGTGAAGACGAATTTGATGAATTATTAAACGAAGAAGTTTCGGGGGGTGGTTTAACTGGTTCAAATATTCAAAAAGATAAAATGGTTTTAAGATCTGGAAATTTTCAAGTTGCCCCGTCCAATGTATATGGCCAACCTCAAAGGCTTTTTGTATGTGGTAGGGCTGGGAGTGGAAAATCATTTTGGGTAGCTCAATACTTACAACAATTTAAAAAATTTTATCCAAAAAGAAGAATTTATTTAATTTCACAAAAAACTAGCGATAAATTATTGGATCAGTTGATTCATAAAAGAATACCAATTGAAGAATTGGCGGACGCTCAATTTGAACCGGACGACTTCAAGGAATGCTTATTATTATTTGATGACGTTGATGTCATTTCGGACAAGAAACAAGAAAAAGAAGTTTTTAATTTAATAGCAAAAGTTTTAGAGGTTGGGCGATCGCTAGACACTTATTTAATATTAACCCTTCACATCGCAGCGTCTCACAATCAATCTAAAAGGATATTAAATGCATGTACTCATTTTGTATATTTTAAAGATAGTGCCACCCATTCCAATGAATATGTTTTACAAAATTATTTTGGTTTCGATAAAGATGAACTTAAAGCATTAAAAAAATTAAATTCTAGAAGTATAACAATTATTAGAGATGTTCCGCAATTGATATTATCATCAGATTTGTTGTGTTTCCAAAATAGATTGGTTGGATAAGTTTATATATTTTTGATGTTTTGTTGATTTTTCGTGTCTTGATTTATTACGATGTGTATATTTCGTTCCACAATTGCAAATATGTATTTTTCCTCTTCTTTCATTAATTTCTTCTTTATTTTTTTCATAATGTTCTTTTTTATATTGTTTAATTTCTTCTATATTATCTTCGGTATGTTGTTTTCGATATTGTTTTCTTTCATCTTTTGTTATAATTGGCCTTTGATTAATATTTATAAGTATATCTTTATATTTTTCAATGTATTCACGTTCTTTCTTTAATAATTCATCTTTAGAATTACAATTAACACTTTCTAATAAAACAATTTCAACATTTCCCAATTTAAATAATTCATAACTTGCCATATACCCCTTATTATTTTTTAACCAAAAATTATAATGGCCTTTATGGGTTGTTAATCGTTGAGACAAATATTTTTTACAAGTTGAACCAACATATATTTTGGTCGTGTTTGGAGAAATCAATTTATAAATTTTTCCGTTATTGTATCTGTTGTATTCTGTCATTATTCTTTTTTATCTTTTTTTATCTTTATACCTTTTATTTATTATGTTTTCAAAATAAATTAACATCTTAATATATATAATGGAAAAAAGCGTTGATTATGCTCTCTCGTCATCTGATTTGAAAAAAATTTTTGATGATAAATTAAAAATAATGGTTTATAATCAAATAAAAGAATATGACAACATTGACGAATTATTAAGCCCATATAATAGAGTTTGTATATTATACAATTGGGAACCAGCAGTAGGACATTGGACGTGTTTATTTAAAGGGAAAGACAATAAAATTTATTTTTTTGATAGTTTCGGAAGCAAACCAGATGGAAAAACTAACATGGGACAAGTCCCGCCAGAGTTAAGATATAAAAGAGGAATGGATTATAAATATTTAACAGAATTATTGTTAAATAGCCCCTATGAAATAGATTTTAATGATAAATGCTTACAAGATAGCAAAAGTTCAACTTGTGGGCGTTATTGTGCCACAAGAATGAGTTTTTGTGATTTATCAACTGACGATTTTAATTCAATGTTTAGTGATGATCTTAAAAATAATGACAAAATAATATGTTATTTGACAAATAATTGAAAGAGCTAACGGCCGTAGGGTAGGCAGTTTTTTATATTTTACCCTACGGTTTATCCAACGGTCGTATTTTATATTTTTTGTATGTGAAATACATCTATAAAATATAAATATATAAAATAATGTAAAAAACCGTATGGACCGTATGGACCGTAGGGTTAAAATGAGATTTTTAGGAAAAAAAAAAAATAATTTTTTCAAAAAAGTTTTTAAAACCCCATTTTTTGGAATTCATCCAACGGTCTTTTATACAAAATATATATATATTTATGATGTGTTTTCCATCTAAAAATTTTTAAACTAAAAATAAAAATGAGACCGTATGGACACCGTGCCCGTTGAATAAAATTATAAAAAAATCTCAAAATATTATTTTCAAATATTATAATAATAATATAAATGTTTACAAATAATGAAAGTATAACTTATTATAACGCTACTTTAACTAATTCAAATCAATTGACTTATGCAAGTATTCCCGCCGAATTTTCACAAACTTTTGATAATAGTTTAATTGATGATCCGAAAAATCGTGATGTTTGTGTAACTCGTTTTACTATTAGTTCTCAGAGCATACCGTTTTGGGCTTGCGCTATTCAACTAAATCAACCCGATCCAAATTTAACCCCTTACGGTATTCAGCTTTCATATACTTCGGTTAATTCAAATTCAACTTCTCTTGATAATTATGAATATTTATTATGGTCTGATTCAAATGATGTTTTACCTCCTATTCCAAGTTATCCCACAGGAAATATAACCACCCAAATAATGACAAACGGTTATTATTTTAGTTATGATAAACAAGAATTTATAAATATGTTTAATGATGCTATGGAAAGAGCATTAAACGCATTAAGAACAAAATTTATTGGATTATATCCCCTTGACAGTGATCCACCACCCCTCGGCGTTCAATATATAGCAATATTAGGAAACAAAGACACAACACCAAACGAAAAATTCCCATTTTTGACATGGAATGAAAGCTTATCAAAATTTCAAATGTCCGTTGACCCTTCAATTTTTTCGAATCTAGGCAATTTAAATGTTGGATTAAAAATTTATTTGAATAATATGTTATTCCCACTTTTACAATTTCCATTTTCAACAAGTCAATATAACCGTCCCTCAAATATTCCCGACGCTTATGAAATAACAATTCCAAACACTCCATTTAATCGCTTAACCGTATCAAATAGCGAAACAAAACAATTAGTTGTTTATTCGGATCATAACACGTTAGGTTGTTTTTCCCCACTTCAAAAAATAGTTTTTACATCTAATTTATTATCAACCAAGCCCGAAAACGTCCAACCCGAAACAGATTTTGCCACTGAAGCCAACCCATCGATAACAACAAACATCAACGGTCAAAAAATATTGGTTGATTTTGAAGTAGATATGTTTTCAACGAATGATGTTAATCGTGATTATATTCAATTTAATCAATCCGTTAATAATTCTAGACAAATAGGGCTTCAGTCTAACCGTGGCGATATTAAACAATTAGATGTAAAAGCTTGGTGGTCTGACTTTAATAATAATTTATACCCTATTACGCTATACGCAGGCCAACGCTTCGATCTCAAATTGGCTTTTGTCCCAAGGTCTTATTTAAAATCTAATTATTAAAAATTCTAGGAAAAATATAAAAACTATAAAAAATTTAAAAATTTTAAAAAAATTTATTATGTATCTTTAATATATATAATAAATGTCTCAAGCCGTGCCTATGCAAATAAACAAAACTTTAGTCGTGGATCCATTATGCGATCAGCAAGTAGAAGCCGTTTTCGCCGTAGAAAAATCGGCATCAATTCAGAATTTTTATAATATTCAATCAAACAACATTTCAGCTAACTCGATAACCTATGTTGTGAATTGCAACTCTGAAAACACCATAACTGATAGAGTTTGGATGAATGACGTTGAAGCGACATTTGTCATCACATTTGGAAGCGCAGACCACAAACCCCCCGCAAATGGTGTAGTTTTAAGACCTTTTGCCCTTGCTAATTGTGCCACTTCAATTGTTCTCCAACAGGGCAACGCCTCGAACTCAATTCAATCTTCAGAAATAACCTCAGCCCTTCAAAGATACGGTTTTATGGATAAATATTTAAATTATGCCGAAGCTAACCCATCCCTTGATATGACCGCTCCA